TATACTGGAAAAGTGAAAAACATATCCCTTATGAAGAAGTACGAAGATTCTAAAGTACCCATCACCATCGATCCAATTACAAACCAATATCAAATCGCAATTCCTGAATGGGTAATTAATGAATTTGACTGGTATGAAGATACAGAACTAGTTTGGCACGTAGACACAACAGGAATTCACATTCAAGAGGTAATCGAATGAAATCTTTTCACATTTATCTAAACGACAAATGTTTATTCAAGAATTTAAATCAGGAAGAATTTGATATAATATGGAAAAAGATATACCGTTCATACTGGACAGAAGAGATTACATATGTTGAAGTGAGTGAAAACCCTACAGAAAAATATATGGAACATTCTTATTGACATTATAGATAAATTGATGTATGATATGAATGTAATTACAACACATTATGGCGAAAGGATTTACAGTCAAAGCAAAAAACCCGAAGAAGAATACTCCAAAAAAACCAGAATGGGACTATAATCTTGCAAGAGGATTAGTAAAAGGAAAAACAATTGTATTTTGTTTACCAGGTCGAGGAGTCTCATATACATTTCTCAAATCATTTGTAAGTTTAGCATTTGATTTAGTACAGGCAGGAGCAGCAATTCAGATATCACAAGATTATTCATCAATGGTAAACTTTGCCAGATGTAAGTGTCTTGGAGCAAATGTCCTTCGAGGACCGAATCAGTTACCTTGGGATGGTAAACTCAAGTATGATTATCAGCTCTGGATTGACTCAGATATAGTATTCAATACAGAGAAGTTCTATCAGTTAATACTGAATGCAATTCCAGAACAGGCAGTTACAAAGGAAGAAGTATACGAACCATTGAAGGATGAAAAGACAGGAGAGGTAGTTAAGAATAAGGATGGAAGTGATGCACAAAAACTTGCAGGATATAGATTAATTGTCGATCCTGAAAAGGAACGTCAAATCTGTGCTGGATGGTATTGCACCGAAGATGGAAAGACAACATCCGTTGCTCACTGGTTAGATGAAGATGATTTCAGAGGTAACGGTGGAGTCATGAATCACGAAACCATTGAAAGTATTAGTAAGAGAAAGAAACCTTTTACAGTTGACTATACAGGTTTTGGATGGTTGCTAATTAAGAATGGTGTATTTGAGCATAAGGAAATGCCTTATCCTTGGTTTGCTCCAAAGATGCAAGTATTTGAATCTGGAGAAGTTCAGGATATGTGCGGTGAGGACGTATCATTCTGTCTTGATGCAAAGGAAGCAGGATTTGAAATCTGGTGTGACCCACGCATTCGAGTTGGACACGAGAAAACGAGAATCATATAAATGGATATAAAACTCCCAAATATGACAAGGTATAACATCCTACGTAAAGGTAAGGTCGTCTTCTGGAACGTCTCGGAATCAGAACTCTTTGACCGACTTGAAGACTACGCTGTTGAACAATATGTAACAGGACAGCAAATCCAAAAAGAAATTACTTATGAACCAGTGGAGGAAGACTAATGGCAAAAAGAACAGGAATGATGGGTAGTGCTTATATCAGTGAGGCACGACCCAAAAAGACTCGGCAAGGAAGAGGAAAACACTCGAAATACTCAGCGACCTCTCGTAACTCGGCTCGCAAAAGATACAGAGGTCAGGGTCGTTAATGTATTGTCGCATACGACTTCAAGAAACAAACTATCAGGAATACTCAAACTATCGTATTCTTGGTAGTTCTTCTTTTGAAAGGTGTCTTGAAATCTATCGTGAATATGTAACCTATAAGGGATTTACTGATGTCGTACCAATCTTTCGGGAAGAGTTTGAGTTACCACATACTGATATTATTGGTTATTATGATGAAAATGAATTAGTCGCATTTACTCTTGCGTATAAATTTAAGAGTGTGAATAGTGTATGGGCGGATCAGTTTGCTTGGAACTATAAAAATAAGAAACTGAGTCTGGGTCACGTTGCGAATCGAAATGAGATTGCATTATATAAGAGATTAGGTTACGATTACTATTATTTGGGAGAAGATGCAGATTATAAAGCGAAACTTGATGGATACGAAATTTCTAACTTCTTTGAAACATGTCAAAATTAATTGCAAATCTACCAACGAAGAAAGTATGGGTACGAAAAGAGTATCTGACTGACTTTCAATCGGGTTTTGGAGAGTTTGTAGAGGGTTTAT